GTATTGACGAAGATGGTGGCAAATTGCTACTTATTGGCACCCGCCTTCGCCCAAGGGACTTGTATTCCGAGATACGCGACCCGGCTCGCTACCCGGATGAAACTTCCCCTTGGACTTATTTCGCACAACCTGCGGTACTAGAATTTGATGAGGACCCCGACAAGTGGGTAACTCTCTGGGCTAAGACCAACATGCCACCCGTATCAGGTAGAGGAATACCAGATAAGGATGGACTCTATCGCAAGTGGGATGGGCAGGCGCTTTTAAAGAAACGCAGCCGACTATCTCCAAATCTATGGGCAATGGTCTACCAGCAACAGAATGTGCATGAAGATTCTGCATTTCCTGTTGATGCCATCAAAGGCGTTATCAATGGCGCTAGAAACTTTGGGCGAATACCTAAAGGCAAGGCTGGCGTAAGACCGCAAGGTATGGATGGCTTGATTATGGTTGCAGGGCTTGACCCAGCAGGTTCAGGCTATACCGCAGCCGTATGTTTAGGTTTAGATATTTCTACGCAGCAACGCTACTTGCTAGATGTATCAAATGTACCCGGCATGAAACCGGATGAGATACGCGGTTTAATTAAAGATTGGACTGACCAATACAAGATTTCTGAGTGGCGAGTTGAAAAAAATGCTTTTCAAACAATGTTGACTCAGGACCGTGAGGTACGGGAATACCTTTCGTCACGGGGTGCAATTCTACGAGAACATCATACAGGTCAAAACAAATGGGACACTGACTTCGGGGTTGCATCCCTGACGACACTATTCCATGGTTGGGAAGATGATAGGGCGATGATTGAGTTCCCATCTACCCACGCCTCTGAAGGTATCAAGACTTTAATAGAACAACTTGTTACTTGGTACCCAGATGCACCAAAATCACAAAAGACAGATACCGTCATGGCTTTCTGGTTTGCAGAACTAGCATGTCGGGATAGAGTCAACAATGCGAGAACATTTGCTCGCAGCCACAGTAGTTTGAGTATGTTCCATACTCCATACGACAGAGCACAACAATACACGGTACAACTAGACGAAGCATACTCATAGAACAGGATTAGGTGTGCCACTTTCCCTAGATGATATAAAAACTAATTACGAGCGCTATCGGCAAGCATTTGCTGACCGCGATACTCGTATGGAGCAAATACTCCTTGTTCGCAAGGGTCGCATGCGTGATGTATTCCCGGATTTATTTCCTGATGGTCCGTTTGAGAACCCTATTGTCGCCAACATGGTTGACATTGCAGCCCGCGACTTATCTGAAGTTATCGCACCACTTCCTGCTTTCAACTGCAATTCACCAACGATGGTATCCGATAAGGAACGCAAGAAGGCTGATAAGCGCGAAGAAATCGTAAACGGAATCATTGACTTCTCTGATATGCAGACCCAGATGTTTAGCGCTGCAGACCGTTATGTGTCCTATGGATTTGTACCAGCACAAGTTGAAGTTGATTTAGAAAACAACATGCCACGCATCCGCTTCTTGGATTCCTATGGATGCTACCCAATCATTGACAGATTCGGCAAAGTTCATGGCATGTATCAAAGAATCAAGAAGCCTCTGGCTGAATTGATGGCTGCATACCCTGAGTATGCACATTTGTTATACGACAAAGATTCCACAAATTCAATGTTGGAGATTGTTCGCTACCATGACAAAGACCAAGACATTTTGTTTGTCCCTCAAAGAAACAACATTGTCATTGACCGTGCGCCTAATCCGATTGGTGAGGTTATGGTTCGCATTGTTCAGCGACCATCCCTTGATTCAGAAGCGCGTGGGCAATTTGACGATGTTCTTGCAATTCAAGTTGCTAAGGCTCGTTTTGCGCTTCTCTCGCTTGAAGCGGCAACTAAGTCAGTTCAAGCACCACTTGTAGCCCCTACGGATGTAAATGAGTTAGCCCTTGGACCAGATGCTATTATTCGTACCGACAGACCTGGCGATGTTCGTAGAGTCGGAATTGAGATACCGGCAGGTGCTTTTGCTCAACAGCAGGTACTTGAAGGAGAACTTCGTCTAGGAAGCCGTTATCCTGAATCACGCACCGGAAACATTGATTCCTCAATCGTAACTGGTCGTGGTGTGCAGGCTTTGATGGGTGGCTTTGATACACAAATCAAGACAGCCCATGCAATGTTTGCTCGTGCTTTTGTTGAACTTGTCAGCCTTGCACTTAAGGTTGATGAAAAAGTTTTTGACAATATGGAAAAGACTCTACGCGGTACACGCAATGGAGTTCCATACGCAATCAAATATAAGCCAGCCCGTGACATTGATGGTGATTACACCGTTGATGTTCAGTATGGTTTGATGGCAGGACTTGACCCTAACCGCGCTTTGGTATTCGGTCTACAGGCTCGTGGTGACAAACTAATCAGCCGTGATTTCCTACGCCGTCAGATGCCATTCTCCTTCAATGCAACTCAAGAAGAAGAAAAGGTTGATACAGAAGATTTACGCGATGCAATGAAGCAAGCCATAGCATCTTATGCACAGGCAATTCCAGCACTTGCATCACAAGGACAAAACCCTTCAGACATCTTGTATAAGTTGTCCACCGTCATCAATGAACGCCAAAAAGGTACGCCTATTGAACAGGCAGTATCCGAAGCGTTCCAACCACAGACTCCCCCACCCGGTGCGATGATGACCCCCGAAGCCGTAAGTCCCGACATGCTTGGGCAGCCGGGTGCGGTGCCCCCGGGTGGCGGGCAGATTCCCGAAGGTATGAGCGCAACAGGTCGTATGGTCGGAGTTGCTCCCGGACAGATTGCTCCCGGTGGTAGACCAGATGTTCAGTCATTACTTGCAAGTTTAACTCAAAGAGGTGAACCTAATCTTCAGGCTTCCCTCGTCAGACGACTACCAGTTGCGTAAGGGAGGTGACAGGGATGAAGAAGATTAAAGCAGGCAAGAAGCCAGCAAACCAAGGTTCAGCAGGAAAGCCAAACACAATGAAGCCACTTTTGGCTAAGAAGGCTTCCTCAAAGGGTGGCAAGACATATTTCTCAAGCAATCCAAGCGGAACACGCGGTTCACGCAACGCTTAATATAATAAAAAGTCCTTAAGGGGTTGGACTTTAAATAAGACCTCGCTCCATCCTGAGCATGATGCGGAAAAACTGCTCACTAAATTTCAAATCCGAACTTAAGTGGGAGGGAAAATGGCAAAGCCAAGAGAGCAGAACTTTCAAGTGTCTGCAACTGGCGGTGCAGGAACTAATGGTCAACCTGCTCGTTATACCGCAGGAATAGACAATGCACAGGACTTTTATGACCTACAAACCAGCGCACCAATGGCTGGACAAAATCCTGCAGTAACTAGAGCACCATCACCATCAGGTGGTCGCCCGTTCCGTACATCGGGAGAGCAACCATTTGTACCACTTAACGCACCTACCACGCGACCTGATGAAGATGTACGCATGGGTGCAACTATGGGCATGGAAAGCATGTATGCAAGCGATACAACTGCTAATAGCGAAGATGCTTCTCGTATGCGTAGTGCACTCCCATATCTATCAATTATGGCAGAACTACCAACTACATCTAACGCATTTCGCAACTATGTAAGGTATTTAAAGAGCATACTGTGAGTTTTAGCGAAAACATTGGAGAAGCAGCACAACGGCTGCAAAAGAACGGGTTTGCCAACGAAATCGGCTTACCGGCATTTATGTTTGACCTTGCCTCTGTGCGGTCTAACGATAAAGGTTGGCTTGGCGATGCAGTTAATCTTGCAGGCAGCGCGTTCCGAGTAGGCTTACAAACAGTAAGTTATCCAATTCGCAAACCTGTTGGCTATGCTTTTGAAAAAGCAATTTTACCAACGGCAATGGTGTCTTACGAAACTGGTGGTCGCTATCTTCGTGAGCCACTATCTGCAGCGCTATTAACAATAGCAGCAAAGGGCAATGCTAAAAAAGCATGGGATGCCCGCGATGAAGTTTCCGTAGGTCAGGCATTAACTTATTTAACATCAAAATTACCAACAAGTTTTGGTCAAGCAGAGTTTGCTCCGGGTTTTGATTTATTTGACCCTAATGATAGAAAAGTTTTTGAAGAAGATTGGACCGCTCGTACACTTAGCGGTACTTTTGAT